TAGTGTGTCTCTGCCCACGTCGTACCGACCTTGTAGTTGCCCCGTAGAGGAAGCCTCATCCCGAGACTCTCTCCCGCGTCGGCGATTGCTTTCGTGAGGGTCTTCCCGACCATCTCGGCGAGTGCCGGGTGGCACGCCCATTGAAACTCGTCATGGACCCACAGCACAGGAAACGCCGAGCCGATCTCAATCAAAACGGCCGACTCGCGCCACGCTTGATCGTAGGCCCTCTTCATTATGATGGCTTCGTTGCCTTGAAGCAACGTACCGAGTGCGAGGTGCTGAGACTCAATTACGATTCTACGTCCATCGAGACAGACGACATACCCGCGCTTTGCCGCGGTAGCAAGTGCCTGCTGCATGTCCTGAAAACCTTGCATGTTCTCGCGCATTCTCTTCATCACTCGGGCGCCCAGAGAGGCAGCCTTCGTCAGCGGGGGAACAGGTTTGTCGGTCAATCCGCCATTGAACGCCTCTCTCCAGTCTTGCAGCGTGATGAGACCCTGCTTGTACTTTCCCGCGCCAAGCCACGTTGCATAGGTCAGGGTTTTCTGGCGTTCACGAGTGAACAGACCGCTTGCCTTCCGCATGTACTCGTGCGCGTCGCCGTCGGGGTCGCCGACCAATTTCGCGAGTAACCCCCCGTCGAAGCGGGCAACGTAGTGGGCGTAGATGGCGAGTTGAAGAGCGGAGGCGTCAGCCCCCACGAGAGCGTAGTTGGAGGGAACGTTACCTCCGCCCGCCACGAAAAGCGCTCGACAGGCTTTGCCGTAGACCGACTTCGCGGCACTCGGAACGTTGGCGAGGTTCGGTTTGGCGTGGGCAGCGCGGTGGGTGCGTGCGCCGAGGGGGTAGATAGTCCCGTGAATGCGACCGTCTACTTCGAGCGACAGCCAAGCCTGCTTGCCTTCGCTCAAGTAACCCGCAGTCTTCTCGATCGTCTTGTAGTCTGCACAGAGCTGCGCTTCGGGCCAAGGCAGATCCCGCAACACCTCATCGGAAGTCACCGGCAGCCCGCCGGGGGTAAACTCGTTCGGCTGCCATCCGTACATCGCGATGAGACGTCGGGCGATCTGCGGCCCTGACCTCGGGTTGAACTCTTCGATCTTGTACTTCTGATAAGGCACGCTCTTGACGCGGGGAGGGAACCAGCCCTCTTCGCCTTCCTTGCACTTTCGGCAGACCATGTTTCGCTTCGGAGTCACCGGCAGACCGTCTTTGACAGTGATCGGGGGGAAGACTTCACGAAGTCGGTCTTCCAAGACAGACCGCTTCTCAGCGAGATCGACGAGAAGGGCGACGGCCGCATTCTTGTCGAAGCCGACTCCAAACTGGCGCTGCTTCTCCACGTAGTAGAGCATCATGCTTTCGAGGTGCCAGACCTCGTGGGGATGCGGCTTCTTGAGGAAGTGGGTAAGCAGTCGTCCCGTGGCTCGAACGTCGCCCGCGCAATATGCTTGCATCTCCGGGCTCCACTTCTCCCAGCCGCCGTCGTACTTCATTTTTCCTTCAGAGCCGAGCTTCAAGCGGTGTGACCACGCTTCGAGAGAGTGGTGGCCTGCTAACTCGCTGGGAAGGACGCCCCTTGCGACCAGCCCACGATCAGGGATGAGCAGCATGTTCTTGGGTCCACCGCCTGGGTAGAGGGTGTGCGACATGGCGAGGGTGTCGAGGTACTTGTGGCGGAGAACGTCGTAGGCGTGGAGTTTTTCTAGGACTATCATGTCAAAGCCGCAGATATTTTGACCAGCAAGAACGTCCGCGGTTTCCAGGTGCGCGATCAGAGCGTCTTGTTGTCCGGGGCCATACTCGGTCATTTCACCTGAATCAATGTCGAGCACAACGCCGCAGTGAATGACGGAGACGACGTCAAGAAAGCCGTCAGTTTCCAGGTCGAAGAGAAGTCGTTTCATGCTATATCCCCTTTACATTCGCGCGAAGGCGATCGAACCTGCGGATGAACTTCTCTTTGGTCTGTTCGATCGTCAGAGTCGCGATCGGAGCGAAAAACCAGTAGAAAGTCGCAGGCACAGTCGGCGAAGGCCGCCACTCAACGCGCGGCAAGAGCCGTAAACTCTCGAACCTGTACGCTTCGAGATCCGCTTCCTTGACGACCGGATGGAAAGAGCCGGGAAGGTCGAAGGCTAGAGCAACTTGCTCTTGAACGCGATCCTCGATCTCTCTAAACCCTCCAAGGCAGTCCTTAACAGGTGTCGCAACGTCAGGAAGGTAGGCTTCGGATGCGTCATGAAGAAGACCACATAGCTGCTTCATCGGACTCGCACCCCACGACTCCAAGATGCTCGACACGAAAAGAGAGTGCGTCGCCACACTGTAAAACTCCGAGCAGTGACCCGTATACCGACACTTCATCGAAAGCGCGTGAGCGATGTCGAGGATGCTGATATCCGCGTACCGCGGAGCTAGGGGAAAGAACTGGACTCCTGTGTACGTGCAGATCGCCGCCTTCGCGTAAGCCTCTTCTCTACCAGTATCCACCTTGTTTGACTCCTAATTCGCGACCGGGTAAGCGCCGCCGTCATAATGAGGGACAGCACGCGCTTTTGCCTCCTCCTCGTAGTGCTGAGCGACAGCGAGGCGAAGGGCGAGAGCCGCGATAGCGAGGCGGTGTTCACTCTCCTCGGGCAAACGGGGTAGGTCATCGGCCTTCAAGTAGACGACGGACTCGGACGCATTTTCTCCGCGCCCGTGCGTTTCGATCGTGGTATGATACTGACTTCGATACGAGAACTCCGCGACGATCTTGAGTAGGAAGTCAGAATTCGGAACCAGCTTCTGAGCCGTCTTCTGACCCGAGGTTTTCGTCGCCTCCTCCGTCGTCATCGTCAGAGGTAAATCTCGTTCCTTCTTCATCTTGCAGTCTCCCCGTTTTTCCGTTCCAAACAAGCTCGCCGGAAGGCCCAGTGAAGCCGGTGAAGCGGCTCTTCAAAATGAAGACCTGGACGACTCGGTCGTCAGGGTCTTGTTGGTCTCGCGCAAACGCTACTACGCTGTCGCTGAGTTGACTGATCCCGGCCGTCCCTCGCAGGTCGCCGAGAGTCGGACGGGCTCCCTCTTCAAAGCTCTTGCCTTTTTCCTTTGACTTGCTCAGGTGGCAAACAACGATCAGCCCGATGTTCACTTCCCGGGCCAGAGACGCAAGGTGAGTCATCGCCCGGTCTAAGAGGATACGTTCGGAGTCGGTCGAGTCGATCCCCGAAACCATGATCGAGATGTGGTCGAGAAAAACCCAGCGACATCCCAGACCCACTGCCATGAAGCGGATCTTTGAAAGCAGGGTCTCGCTGTCGACTGAGCCCCAGTGATCGTAGAACGCGATGCGACCCGAACCGACAGTCGCCTCGAATGCCCCTTTGAACTCGGGGTCGCCGGGAGCCATCGGGTCAAGGTGAAGCGGTCGGTTGAGGTGGAGCGACATGAGAGCCGTCGCGGTCCTCTTGACGCTTTCTTCAAGCGCGATGTAGCCGACTTGCTCGCCGCTTTGGATCAGACTGAACGCCGTCTCGCGGCACACCGTAGATTTTCCGACGCCCGTACCGGCGCAGAACGTGACCAGCTCTCCTCGCCGGAGGCCGCGCAGGTTGGCGTTGAGGTGGAAGAAGGGATATTCCGCCTCGGTCACAGGGTCCGCCACTTGAAGACGATCCCACAGCTCCGTTCCCTCGACGATCCCGTCCGGGCGGTACGGCTTTGCCTGCCACATCGCCGAAATGAGTTCGTGGCCTCGGCGGGCGACAAGCATTTCGTTCGCATCCTTGAGCGGCAACGTCGCGATCGAGGCTTTCCCCGGAGGAAGCAACTCGGCGCAGATCTGCGCGGCGTCGCGGCCCGGCTCGTCGTTGTCGAACATGAGGACGACTTCGTCGAAGGACGAGATCCATTCGATGTTCTCACGGATCGAGCGAGCCGCGGACCCGGCGCCGTCTTTGACCGAGACGACGGGCCACTTATTGCCTTGGACCTGGGACATCGACATCGCGTCTAGCTCGCCTTCGGTGACGACGACTTTTCGACCCCCGCCTTTCCAACACTGCTGGCCGAACAGGACCGCCTTTTTCGAGTCGCCGACCCAGACGAATTTCTTGTCGGCGGAGCGGCGCTTCTGCGCAACCGGGCGGCCTTTGACGTCATAGTAAGTGGCGTAGTGGAACGGAGGGTCGAGACGGTAGTCGAACTTACGGAGGGTCTCTTCGCTGAGACAGCGCTTCAAGAGAGGAGCGTAGCTGCCGCGGTGAAGCGACTTACTCGCGCCGGTTTTTTCGGCCTCTTCCCCTTCGCCCGCCTCGTAGGCTCCGCATCCGAAGCAGTACCCGTGACCGTCATCGTAACGCCCGAGGTTGTCGCGACTACCGCAGTGCGGACAAGGCTCATGGCGAATGATCGCCGACTCGGTCATGGGGTGGGTCTCCTAGAAATTCTTGTCGGGTACGCGCGGCGTCGAGTCTTTCACCAAGACGGGATCGACGCAGACCATGTAGCAGGCCATTTCGAGTACAACTTCGCCGTCCTCTGACGACGCCGTCTTTTCGATCGAGACCTTGAGGGGGGGAGGAGTCTTTACTCGATCGGGGTCGCAGGCTTTGGGGAGCAACACCGTTCCCACGATAAGCAGAGCGACGAACAGCCAAAAGAGCGCCGCCTCAATGAGGGGCCGCCTCACGGTTGCAGTTCGTAATGGGAATACTTCGCACCGGAAAAGTCGGTGCGAATCATCGTGTGGATGTCGTGCCCCTCATTGCGAAGCTCCATGATGCGCGGAGCAAGACGTGCGATCTTGTGGACGATGAGAGCTTCGACAGGAGTGATGCTCCCGTTCCGCCGTAGATGCGTAAGGACAATTTCCTTGTGGGTCGGTCGCGATTTCATTTCGTTTCTCCTAGTGGTCGACATTGACTTCTTCGCGCAGGAACCGGTAGAGGCGTTGGGCCGTTTCAATCGTTAAGTCGCCTTTACTGACATTGCAGGGAGCACAGAGAAACGTCGCGTTGCCGAGCTGGTAGGGCCTGCTGGGGTCTAATGCGTCGAGGTGAGCTGCGTCAGCAGCGTTCGGCCCCTCACTTGAAGATAATACGATCTCGGTTCCGCAGAGGGCACACTCGCCCCCGTTGCAGTCCCAAAGAAACTCAAGAGTCGCAGCTAGTTCCTTCGAGTCAGCGTTGAAGGGAATCCCCCGCCTCCTCATTCGCTTGATGGCGTTAAACGCAAGCCTTCGAAACGGGTTCTCATCATTCCATTTTCGGTTGACCGCTCGACTGCAAGGCCTGCAGCGGTGGTGGAGGCCGTCGGGCTTCGAGCGGCTCAGATGGAACTCCGTCCGCGACTTTTCTTCCTTGCATCTCGAACACCTCTTGGTCTCACTCATCGAGCCACTCCCGAGGTATAACGCCGTCCGCGAAGAGGACTCCAACCTTTTCACACACATTTGCGTAGGTGGTCTTACTGCCTTTCCGGATCGGGGTCTTAGACCTTTGGAACACGTAGCGGATGTCGATCTCGGGGTGTTGTTTAATGCATTCTAGCTCCGCTATGCGATCTTCCGGAACCCACCACCCCTTCGCCTCAACGACGATCAACTTGTCGGTTCTCGTCGTGATCCAAAAGTCGAAGGTCTTTCGTCGGGCCTTGGCGGGCGGGGTGAATTCGAGGGGTCGCTGTTCATACTCGAATTCAACTCCCGCCGCCTCAAGTTGAGCGACGATCTGGGCCTCGAATTTAGAACGGAGGGCGCGGGCCTTAGAACTCCACGCCGCCTTCCTCGTCACCCAGTCCGGTTTCGCTGCTGTCATCGCCATCCTCGCTGTTCTCGTCGACGCTGGGGGCGTCATCTTCGTAATCGCCGCTCTCGTCGCCGAAGCCGTAGTCCGACGCTTCGCGCTCGCCCGCCGTGACGAGGCTCAAGATCTGAACCGCGTTCAGCTCCAGCGTGACGCCGAAGCCGAGGGCGTCCGTGAACCAAGGGCTTATAGTGAAGTTGATTCGTCCGACGGTCCCGCCCCAGATCGGCTCAGTGATTTTCTTCGTCTCGCCGGCCGCCCCGAAAATCGGGAGCTTCGTGACGTACGCTTCTCCCGTCGACGAGTCGATCCCACCGCCGCGCTTCTTGAACCGAAACCGCGTCACTCCCGGGATCTCTTCTTTGTCTTTGTCGAGGGCCGCACTGAAGGGGAAGTCGAACTTCTTGAGCTTGGTCTTCCGCTTCGATTGCCGGCAGATGTTGTATTCACTCTCGAAGTTCTCTTCGATGAGCTTTGCAAGGTCGGCAGCTTCTTGACCCTCAAGGTCCAAGCTCACCTGATACTCGCCGTGCTCTTTCTTGAACTTCTTGTCAGGGCGGGTCAGCTTCGGAAACACGAAACGCCCTGCGACGGTCGAGCCCGTGTAAAGCTCTTTCCGCGGTCTGAAATAGTAATCGCTACCTTTTGCCATCGTCGTCTAGCTCCTGTTCTTCGATTGCCGAGACATCAATACCCCGCTCGACCAGTTGAAAGTACTTATCCAGCGGTAGCTGGCAATCGTTTGCCCGGAGCCACCGCCTCGCCTCTCTCAGTAGACCTTCAGTTTCAGCGTCCACTGGGCTACTCGTCTTCAGCAACTACTGCGATCTTCGTAGTAGACCCAGCCTCGTCTACGTAGAGGCGTTCTCTCCTAATAGAGCCTTTCATGTCAGATCCCTTTCTTCTAGCCCTTGGTCCGGCCGCGGTTTCGTTTACGTGAGATCTTGGCGAGGTTGTTCCGGATCTTCCGGCGAGCCCGACGCTTCCGTCGCAGAAACTCTTTCTCACTGATCGCGGCGGGCGCCTGCTTTGCGATCTGTTCTGCCAAAAGATCGACGAAGAGGTTGATCCTCTTCTGCCGCGCGTTCAGGAAGTACCAGAGCGCCAGCCCGCCAAGCAAGAGCCCCGCGAAGATGCATATCGCAATCAGTTCAGTCATCGGGTAACTCCTCTTTCAAGTAGCGCGCCATCGCCCGCATCTCTACGGGGTGCTTTTCCTGAGCATCGCGCATGATGCGATCAGTCACTTCGAGGACACGTCGCGGCTCAATTCGATAACGACGACAGACCGCCAAAAAGAGAGTTGCGATGGCCGCGGTAATCTGAGCCGGCCGCTCTTTCTGGGCGCGCGTGAGCATGAGCAGCGCTGTGGTTTTGATCCCTACGGCGGTGAGATCGTAGAGCTTGTCCAGGTTCACGACCAACTCCTAAAAATGAGACGAACCAGAGCACGCCCGCCCCGGTCCGTCAGGTTGAATCCCACACCCCACTTGGCAGAGGATTCGGTTTTCTCTTTCATGGTCACCGATAGATGTGCAACTCCTAAGCGAAGAAATACGGGGCTGTCAGCACCTCGCGAATGTCGAGATCCCCCCGCGGGGGCGGGTCGGGAAGGTGCAGGCCGGTATCGCGCTCAATGTCCGCCTTGAATTCCGCCAGCACGTCTCGCTCTTCGTAGAGTTTCACGAACTCTTCGCGGAGAACGACCGAGACAATTGGAGCGTCGGCCGCGTGGCAGCCGTAAGAGTCGTGGATCATCGCCCACCGCACATGGTCGGGTCCGACGCGCCGCTCCGTTTCAGCGACCGTCATCATCATGTGGCACGAGTCCAGCGAGTGAACGAAGTTCGGCGCGACGCCGGCTGATTGCTTGCGGGGGCTGAGATCCTTCAAGCGATCTTTGATCCGCAGGATGAGGCGCCCGAGGATCTGAGTCGTCACTCGGCCCTTGACATGCTTGCGGTATTTCTGGACCACTTTCAACCCGAGAGGTGTCGACCACCGCAGCGGGAGCTTCATCTCGGACGTGATACCCGCAACTTCCTGTAGCCACTCCATCACGATCTTCGCCGAGACCACGACTTCATGAATCGACTCGAAGATCAGCCGCGTGAGAACGATGCTCGCATCCCAAGGCTCTTCAAGCTCGATCTCGACTCCCGTGTCGGCGACCTCGGCGAGGTAGGCTACAAGCTGCTCTTGCATTCCGTGTGCCGTGGCTCCGTAAGGCAAGGTCATAACCTGACGCTTCACGATGCTGCGCCCTAGTAGCCCCGACTTCAGCCACGCCCGCGCGGTCCAGCCTTTTACGCTCTCTTCTTTCGCTAGGACTTTCAGCTTGCTCTCGACGACGTCGGCGACCTCCTGGTAGATGTCCTGTGGGACGTCGCAAGTCGTGAGGTTTACGGACTTGCCGCCGACGGGGTCACGGACCATAGCGCTGTAGTGCTGCAAACCATTACAGGTTCCGTCCATCGCTACGACCTTGTGCGATACGAAGTCAAACGGCCGCCCCCTGGAGTTCCATTCAGCCGCCTCAAGGCACCATGCTAGGAACTGCCAAGGATCGCTGGCGTCCATCCACCATTTCGACACAACAGGGTCGGAAGCCGTCTCCGAGATCAACTCCCAATGCTCCTCAACCCAAGCGATCCGGTCGTCGAAGGACACTTTGTCGACCCCGAAGTGGTTAGCGCCAGAGACCATAAACCACCTGACACTTTCATGTGTGTCTAAGGCCTTCCCGTCGGCGAACTCCAAGAGCCCCCGCGCCAAGTCCGGCCCCTGCGGTGCCAAAAACTGCGGGATGCAGTACGCCCGCCCTCGCCAGTCGAGCTGGTAGGGGTAGTAGAAGCGCTCGAATCCTCTCAGTTCTTCCGCGATGGCATGGATCTTAGCTGCGGTGAATAGCTTAGACTTTCGCCGCAGCTCGTCGTCGAATGTCCGCGCTCGCGCCCTGCGCCAAGCCTTCCACATCTCCCGCTGAACTGGATTCATGTCTTGAGGCTTCACGTCGAACGGCAACTCGATCGGGCGGTCCGCCAGCTCGATGGACGTCCGGTCGGGAATCTCTGGGAGAGCCTCCGTAGTTGAATGCCAAAGGGTTGTCATCGCCTCCAGTACGTCGCGGTTGACGCGCCACGCTGTTCCCTGCATCGCATTGATCGCTGTCAGGATGATCGCCGGAGGACGCTCATGGTCGACGTGCTGCGTTGAGCCGTCGCGCTGCTTCACGAGAGGTAGCCCGAAAGAGTAGTATCCCCCGCCGAATGGCGCCTCCCACAGCTTCGGTTTCGTGGAGACAGGAGTGAACCACGGGCGTAGGATCTCCAGTTTCGAGTGACCGTCTGCGATCGCTTTCAGCAGCGCCGGGGTCGGAAGTACGTACCACGATCCCCGTCCTTTTTCGACGGTCACCATGCCCGTCGACGACCTCATCAATTCGATCAGCTTCCCGCCGACTTCGATGATCTGCCGAGCGCCCCACCGCTCCAGCGGCGGAACCAAGGGACTCGCAATACTGATTCTCGCCATGAGTTTTCTCTGATAGCCGTAGTGCTGGCTCTGCGATATCAGAAGCTGCGCCCTCCGGTACTCAGCGGGATCGTGCTTCTTGAACCACCGGCATCGAATCTCGTCTTCAATCCGCGCGCCGACCCCTCGCGCCGTCGCGGTCAGCTTCTTGTGTTGACCGAACGAGTCAAGCACCGTGCGGGCTGTGATGAGGGCCGACACCTCATACGGGATTTCTCGAAGGGACATCGTCGCCCTCGAAACTCGTCCGTAACGCGTCCTGCTACGAAGGTTGCACTCCGTCTTGATCGCGGCTGTCAGCAACGGAACCGCGTCCAGGAGCGCCGCCAGTCCCGCCCCCTGGTGCGACGCCCTCTGCTTTTCCTCTGCGATCCTCGCCCGAGACCTGTACCTCGTAACCCCTTGATGAAGCATCGAAATCTCTTCTTGGATCTGCTTTGTAACGTCGTCCATGCGTCTCCCCGTTCGCGCGCGTTATACGTTCTTTTCGACAGGCTCTTTTCTAGACGGTCCGTGGGGTTCTTTTCTATAGCTATAGTACTATGCTAGTACTGGTCTTCGTTCTGGTCTTCGTTCTGGTCTTCGTTCTGGTCTTCGTTCTGGTCTTCGTTCTGGGGTTCGTTCTGGTCTTCGTTCTGGTCTTCGTTCCGGGGTTCGTTCTGGGGTTTTTCTATCAGGAACTTGACGAGGATCTCAGCTAGGATGATTGTTCCTAGACTCGCCAAGGTTCCCACAAAGACCAAGACCACCCCTAAGTCATAAAGGTTAGCTAGTAATGCCTTGTTAGTCTTTCTCATATTGGTCTTCTTATTAGGTGTTGTACTAAGGTTTGATTAGTATTCGTATTGGTATTCGTACTGGTATTCGTATAAAGACTCTTATAAACATCCTTATAAACATCCTTATAAACATCCTTATAAACATCCTTATAAGCATCTTTATAAGCATAGTACTATGCTAGTATTATGATAATAGTCTCTTTCTTTCATGGTCACCGATAGACAATTCCCTTCTACTTCAACTACTTAGACCCCCTAAATTTTCCAGTCTAACTTTGCTACCAATTCAACTAGCTGCGGCAGCGGGTACTCTTTCCCGTATCTCCCCGTCGTCATTGACGAATTCGAGTGACCAAGAAGCTGAGCGATCAGAGCTTCCGGGGCTCCAGAGTGCTTCAGCTTCGTAGCTACGCTGTGTCTAATGCTGTACAGTACCAGCTTAGGGTCGGTAATGCCCTTGGTCTTCCTGAGCCACGTCTCGTTGAACCACCGAGACGGAGTCGAGGCGAGTCTCCCCGCTGCTCCCGGTTTCAACTCGGGGAACAACAGGCTCTCGGACTCCCCGGAGGGCCCGAGGATCTGGTGAATTCCGAGATTCCACAGCTCCGGGTGAATAGGTACTAGCCGCCGGCTGGCTTCGTTCTTGATCCTCTGACCAGGGAGAGCCCCCGTGAAGTCGAAGACCCATACCCCGTCGGCGTCCCTCTTGTCCGCCTCGATCAGATCCCTCTGTCGTAGCTGGGCTACTTCCTCCGGTCGGGCGCCCGTGTAGAGCATAATCAGAGGAATCCAGAATCTTGCAACGGTCGCACCTACTGGTTTGAACCTTCTGAAGATATACCCTATCTCTGCGTCGGAAAAGGCTTTTCTCTGACCGGCTGGGGCATTACGAACCCTCAACTTGAGGCCGGCGGCGGGGTTCGTGCCGATTTGGGAGCGCGCGACACACCAGTTGAAAAAAGCGGAAATGACCGATAGGTGATGGTTCACGGTCGATTCGGTCAAGTCGGCCTTGAGTAGAAGCCCTCGGTAATTTACGACGTCGCTCCGGGAGATGTACTGGAGAAGCCGCAGCCCCCCGATGTGGCACTCAAAACGACCGAGCGTCTGCCGGACAATGTCGCCGTGCTGAGGGCTGACATTCGGGAACTTTTCGCCGAAGAACTCAAGGAGAGCCTGTTCGAGAACGATCATACCCCGCGGGGACTCGGGCAGAGAGCCGACGGAGTCCTTCCCCGCGGGGGTGCAGCTTTTTGTTGCACCCTGGACGCGAAAATCGCCAGACGCTCCAGGATCGCTCAGGAGCGACGATCTCGGGGGAGGGGTTGCCGGGGTACCTTCCGGACCGCGATCGTTCAACCTTGCCCCGGTTCCGCCCCGCTGCTGATGAATCACCTCGTCTAGTCGGGTCGATATTTCGGCTACCAGCTCTCTCATTCCCACGAGCTTAGAAAAGTCCGATACCATCTCAATCCTCCGTTCGGTCGTGGGTGTACCCCGCGGGGCGGGGCGGGACGGGATTCCCCGCATTCTCCGGCGACGACGCTCGCAGGCCGCCGCACGTTTGGCATTTCGGTCCGTGCCACAGCGGAGCGCGTCTCAGGAAATCGCTCGGGCGCGATCCTTCCCCCGGGGGAATAGGGGTTTCGACCGTCAGCGGCTTCGGCGGCGCGACGGTATAAGACTCGCGGCGGTAGGGCACGTCGCTATAACGTCTGCCGGTGGAGAGACGACGGCGGTGCGGATCGCCGGCCTTTGCGTCGGTCACCCTCCGGTCTACGGGTCCATGACGGCGCCTTCGTTTGGCTCTTTCCCGGTCGCGCTCGTAATCCCCCTCCCGACGCCCGGTAGCGTTGGTATTTCGGCGGAAGTGTCTCGGGCGCTCTGTATCGGTCCAGGTATAGTTTTTCACCCGGCGGTCCACTGGTCCTTTGCGGTCGCAGATCCCCCTGCTTCGGGAGTCTTCTTGAGTCTTCTTCGCGGCGACGAGTCCTGCGTCTCGTTTGATCTCTGCGTCGTGAACTTCGGTCAGGGTCGGGGTGAAAAAGTCGGCCGGGAGACTAAGTTTGGGGAGCTGCCTGTACCTCCACTCTTCGGAATCCAGGGTGTGCGCCTTGAACCAGAGTAGAAAGGCGATGTTGCAGGCGGCATGGTGCAGGTGGTGGATCAGCGATTCCGCGTCGAGAAGCTCGCCGCCCTTGTAGGCTTTGAGGTGGCGTTCGAGGGCTGCGAAGTACCGACGGCCGGGGTCAGAAACCGACTTCCATCCGTCGCGGGTGTATTTCTTCGCGCCGTAGGCCAACACGCGGGCGACGGCCATTTCCAGTTCCACGGGGACCAGCGTGAAGTCGAGCTTTCCGTCGTCGAGTTTCGCGCCGGGGCTGTGAGCGTCGAGACCGCTCGGGTCTTTGTCTTGATTTTCCATTGTGCAGTTCTCCTAGAGTGCGTTATAGACGAGCTGAAGATCGGCCGCTACGTCGTTGAGAGCGGTAGCTTCAGAACTGTAGAACGGCGCCGTCTCCGCCGTTTCGGTGGTCTGCTCCTGCATAAACGGAATGTTCAGGGGAGGGTCTTTGACGACTTCTTGGTCGATAATCGCGGAATTGGTATCGATGGTCGCCGAAAACGTCGCCAGATCCGAGATGATCGTCGTCATTAAGTCTAGCATCGTTTGAGTGATCTTGTCTTTGGCTTCGTGAAGGGCTGAGTTAGACCCGGCGACGAAAGATCTAGTCCGCTCAAGCTGGGCCTTGGCCTGAGTGATATCTTTTTCGGCCGTTGCTATCCGCCTCTTTAAAGCCGCGCCTGCGTTGCGTTCTACCTTCGCCATCTTGATTTTTCCTTTTCTTCAGTACTAGAACGAATCGAATACCGCTTGAACGGAGGCAAGAGCGGCGGTTATATCATCCGTGATTCTGCCGGTGATATCCGCTGTCACGCCCGTTATAACGGCGGACTGAGCTAGCGTCTCCGTTACGTTGGCCGGCTCGTCGAGGAACGCTTCCTCTCGGAGGATGTTCGCGTCCTCGATCGTGATCCTGTGAGACTCTAAATCTGCTGCGGCGCCCGTTAGAGAGTCGATCAGAGTTTGCGTGACGTTCTCGTCGACGGTGATGACCTCCGACGGAACACTTGACTCAGTGCGCTTGCGCTCTCGCTGTAGTCTCTCTAATTCGCCCAGTAATCGCCGGAGGCGCCCGTCGTATTTCACTTTTGCCATGTTCTACTTCCTCTCTCGTTTGAGTAACGGCTGTCGCCACGAGTGTTCGATCCGCGGCGGAGGGCCGATCTCTCGCAACTTGTCCGCTAACAAGTCGCGCTGTTCCTTCATTCTCAACAGTTCCCGACGGTGATTGAACCACTTCCGAGCGTCTTTCATAATGTAAAGCTCCAGGGCTTTGCAGACGCGCTTTTCAGGTGCGAACGTTTCCGGTAGATACCTCCGGATCAGTCGGACCAACAGGGCTGTCAATCTAGCTCTCATGTTTGGCTCTTCTCCTCTGCGAACAAAACCCCGACGTTGAAGTCGAGCGTACTCTGTACCGTGTAGAAGTCCAGAGCCACGCCAAGTTCGGGGTGCTTCTCCCACATCCATTCAACGAGTCCCTTGTAGTCCGTGCTCGCGCCGTAGACTTGAATGCGCCCGTCCTCGTCCTTCAAAGGGCTGGTCGATATAGCGATCCAGATTACAATCTCCACTCCTACGCCTCCACACGGCCGCTTAGTAAGTGTCCGCGTTTACGGAAAGGTGACGGGGCTGGGCTATTTTCCTGGAGGGGCTGACTTGTTTTTCTCCCTCCGCTTTTTCCACGCCTCGGCGGCCTGACCCGCGCTAGACCTCACGCACTGATCGGCCCAAAAGAAGCGGCCGTCGGTGGTCGCGACCACAACGTCGCAAGTCGAATTCGCCCGCCTGATTCCGGGCTGGCGGTAGAGATGATCGACTACCCCGTAGCTTTCCCCGACGTTGCTGTTGAGCAGCGGCGCGAAATGGGCGAGACGGCGGACGGTCCGTCCAGGGTAGATCAGTTTGCCGTCGGCGCCCTCGACCCTTTCCCCTTCGGGGTTCTCTTCCCTTGAGTACGCACTGACGCGGACGGTCGGGTAGAGCGGAACTGCCGGGTAGGTTTTTCGCTTCTCAGCCATAATCATTCCCACCCTAGCTGTTTGCTCGCCTGTACGTAGGCGGCGTTGTTTTCCGCCCGCTTTTCAGCGAGGCGGGCGAGCCAGTAATCGCCTACCTCGCCTTGCATGAGCGGGTCGCCCAGCGGAGCGAAGCGGACTTTCCGCAACAGTTCACAAACGCTTAGGCTGTCGATGTGGTCCTTGGTTTCCTGAGTCATTTTTCGTAATACCTCATTCCTCTAGATGGTTAGACCGTACATCATTTCATAGTCGCATCCGCAAAGGCCCTTAGAGGAGGGGATTTCCATGCACGATTCGCAGCGCGCGGTCCTCAACTGTTCAATGTCGGCGCAACAATTCGCGCACGTTCCGGGCGAGCCGCTTTCAAACAGAATATCGGGCTCGTGCGCGTGATCGCAATTCGGGCAATAAACAAGCGAGTCTAGGAACTGATTGAAGGACACCATTGTTTGTAGTACCTCATTTCGGTAGCGGCTTCCCGTGAACGAACATTCGCCGCCCCTCTAGGTAGCCGTTTGAGTAGCTCGGATCGCGACGTCCCCCTGCATGAAAGCCTGAGACTCCGAGGTAGGCGTCAAGCCATCCGTCGATCAGTCCGCTCCGGTACTCTGCTGTCATGTTCGGTGTCCCCCTTGCCTTCATACGGTCGGCGTTGAGTCGAACCCTTCAAGGGCGTCTCTCAAATCGTTCAAGAGAATCTGCACGATGTGGTGGCGCCATTCGTCTAACTCTAGGTCGAAGAGCGATTCACTCCCACCCCTATCGAAAAACCTGAGGACGTTAGCCGCCGCAACGTGCAGTTTTTGAACGGAGGTGGCCGGACGGCGGTCTGTGTTGACTTTCGCGACTCCCGGTTTTTCCGTTTTCTGTGACGGGCCGCGCACGATCGGTTCGGGCTCGTGATCGTAGTTCATAGCGGAGTCTCCTCGATCTCGTCGATGATCGCCTGTAGCTCGTCCGCGAGAATCGTAAGTGAAGAGTGTAAGTCGTGCGCGGCAAACGTCAGGCATACTTTCACCCCGCGCAATCGGCTGACGATACTCGGGCGATCTTCTCTTCTTGCGATCTCTTCGCGCTCCTCTATCGTCGATTTCATTTCGGTCCTCCCTTTGAGCCTACCCGCGAACGCCCCCAGATTTCCGCGTGTCGGTTCGCGATCTCATCTAGCAGATCTTGCTCTAGAGCGGCTAGGCGCTCCCTCGCTTTTTCAAGGGCTATGGCCGCCTCGCGAAGGCGCCATTCCTTTTCGGACGCTGCGGAGCGCTCATCCCTCATCGTTGATGCCAACGAATACGAAAACGTAGCCGTCTTTCACCGACCCGCCGACGAGTTTTCCAAACCACCCCATTTTTTCGCACAGGGCTATCGCGGCCATGTGATAGGCCCCTAGTCGGTCTTGATTCCCCCTGGGAATCGTCACGCTGTTGCCGTCTTGGTCGAATGCCTTGAGTCGCGAGCCTTTGTAGTCTGTCGGCGCCAGATTCTTGACCGTGATCGCTTTCATGGCGTCCCCTTTCTAGTTTGAGTTTGAATTTCACCGACCTTTGCAACAAGAACAAGGGCATTTTTGCCCTTGATCGACCCCCGCTGGAAGACGACTTGTAGCAGTTTCAAAACCTCGCGGGGCCTCATGCCACCCCACCAGAAATGAATGTAGCCTTCCCCGTCCATCGGGTCGACGGTGTGGTCGCCCCAGTCTACACACCATTCAGGCATTTCGAGCCTCCCACGACTTCGATCTTGAACCCTTCATATTTCAGGGCATGGTCGAAGCTATAACAATGGTTCCGGTGAACGTATTGCAGACACTCGAAATAGCCGACGTTCGTCAGGATCTCGTTTCCGTCTCGTAGTAGGTTGTAGGTCATGATGCTTGCTCCCCTTCTTTCGCGTTTTCCACGCAATCGTCGCAGTCTCCGTAAAAGAGATCTGAGTTTACAAACTCCGTTTGGCAGACGGAACATGGGCTCGTATGAGCGATGCGACACGGCACGCAAACGTCGATGAAGTCTGATCCTTCGCGAATCTCCCTTTTATCTCCGGCGTAGTAAAAGATCTCATCGCAAATCGCGCACGTCCACGAGTGATTTTCGGCGCACGTGAGGCATAGTTCTTTATTGCCTTCATCCGTGCAGAGTCTGTAATCCTGTTGGTAGAACACGCCGCAGCGGTCGCATGAAAATACTCCGCTGGATTCGCAACACCCTTCGCACAGCCACACCTCGCCGCAACTCCCTCCAGTAATCACGATCGTGCCGTCTCTTCTTGTCGTTTCCGAGCAGCCTTCACAGTAGTTCGCGTCTTCGCTCGCGCAAGGGGTGCAAAAGGGTTCGTCATCAACAATTATGTAATCCTCCCTCGCTACTTCGTCACCGCAGCGCGCGCAGGGGTTGTCGTCGCCTATTAAACCGTGTTGGGCGTCAAGAGCGAATTCGCCGTCCTCCCGGAGTACTAGGTAGGCGCCACCTTCGATCGTAGCCTTTTCCTCTCCGTCCCAATAAGGCGCGGCGATCGCGCTTCCGTTCCTTATCAGCGCCAGTCTGGCCCCTTCGTACTGCGAGCATTCCGCGCTCGCCAAAGTGTACCCCTCCCTTATCAATCTCCCACGGAGGCGGAATTCGTCCCCGTATAACCTCGGTCCGAAGATCTTTTTTGCGGGCCAGCAGACTGTTCTCGCGCTTATCTCCCCTCGACCGTTTTCTATGTAGGCGATTGCGAGGTCGCCCGCTGCGTAGGCTCGAACAGAGTTACAGCCGCTCATGCACGATCGCGGGCCTTTTAAGTAGACCTCCTCGATATCGTCCGCTTCAACTGCGAATTTCAGTTCCACGTCGCAGAAAGCCTCGCTAAAGACCCTCGACCATGACGTAATTTCGTCGAACGTCAGTACGTCGCCGAAATACTTGGTAAGGTAGCGGCCCGGTTTGATCGGGGTCTGAATGTCGGCCTGCCCTTTTTTCGACGATTGTGTGTACGCGATCAGACCAGGGTTTTTAAATGAGACATGGGCAATGTGTTTGCCGTGGTATCTGGAGGTGTAGAACCAGGTTTCGTATTCCCAGGGCAGCGGCGCATATTCGCCATTTCCAAACCTCCTCCATTCGCGATGGCGCCACGCGTAAAACTCTTGACGGCCCCACTCGCACGCCTGACATAGCTCCGCCGAGAGCATCGACGTTACGGCCGGGTCGTGCCCGACGTGGACCGGAAGTTCACTCACTTACTCTTCCCCCTTAGCGCCTTCCGCTCAGCGCTGCGGACGCATTCGTTCAGGATGGAACGGGCCTCACGTTCGGCGACCCTCGCGTGATACTGGAGGCGCCGCGCCATGCAGTAAGCTACCTCACACTCGGTATCGGTGGAGCAAGCCTGAACAGCGGGATGGCGCCTCACGTCCACTTCCCCCGCTTCCGCTTCGATTGCGCAGTGAATGAAGGCTCCGAATAGCGCGAAAACGGCCACAGCTTCGATTAGGTAGGATCTCATCGCAGCGGCCCTTTCAACAGTCCACGTGATCGCACGACGAGACGCTGTAGCTCTTCCCGCTCGGCGGCGAAAACACGAAGTCCACGACGACCCACGCTAGGAATAGAATCCCGAGGATCGTCGTGATACTCTCGAACCACCCGCCAACGCCTTTCCAGTCGAACATTTCTCTTTACCCCTTATCCCACGGAGCACGAACCGAAATGATCGGCTCCGAGATTCCCCAGATTTCGCGCAAGACTCGTTTGGCTTCGTCCCTTGACTCCGCCGGGATCAGCACTTCATTCGAGGCGGTCGGTATGCCGTAGGCGACCAACCACATCGCGGCGCGCTTGGTAGTCGTGCTCATTAGTCGCAGTCTCCGTAAAAGAGATCTGAGTTTACAAACTCCGTTTGTCAGCCGCTCGTATGAGCGGTGTAACACGGCACGCAAACGCTGATGTAGTATGATCCTGCGCGAACCTCCCTTTTATCTTCGGCGTAAAAGATCTCATCGCAAATCGCGCACGTCCACGAGTGATTTTCGGCGCACGGTTCTTTATTGCCTTCGATTCTCATTGCGTTTCCTCCCTTACTCTTCATTTTGAGTGAGTGTCCACTCTCTGTCAATAGGTATCGGAAAAAAAGGCGGGCGCTTGAGTCTTTTTTCGTTCGTCCCTTTTTTTCTTCCGCGCCCGGCCCCGCCCACCCTTCATATGTGAAACTAGATGAGATCGGCGTTTTCAGAGCGCTTCGTATATCGTCCCGTGAAACGCGAGGAAACGGCCTCGGAGGATCGCGTAGGACGAACGATCTCGGAGTGACTGGACCTAGACTACCTACCAAAACGGACTACGTGCAATAAACTGTACGCTAAGGCCGATAGCGTCTATTTCACTGGACGTAAGCGCGCAAAGGCTCGGAATCTGATCCCTTGCGACTTCGCCCGCGACGTGGTTCGCGACCCGAAGTCCGCGGTTCGAGCGGACCTATTTACATGAAACGTTCCAAAACGCGCCGTGGTTCGCGGACGGATCAAAACGCATCGCACCACCCGGTATCAGCGAAATACGCGCCGACATTCACGAGCGACGCGACCCGAGACGGCCCGACTCGAACGAACGCGCGCCTGAGCCCGATCGACGCTCAACACGCGCTAGTCAGGTAGACTAGCGTATGCAACTAGGGCCCTACGCGCACGAGACGCGTTCTCGCGACGCGTCGTTCGATTCTGCTTACGCACGCGCGCGCAGAATGAGACTTACTCGCGAAGTTGCCGACGCACGCGCGCGCAACCCCTATGGGGGTATTCGGCGGACTGCGCTATACGTATGCCCCTTCAGATTTTTGCAACAGAGACATCGCCCGGGAAAGAGGCGGCGAGGCCGAGCGTACCTGCGGTTCTAGGTGGAGCGCACCCCGCTGCGCTCACCGTTGCCGAAGCGAACGGTTGTTCCTCACGTCCCGAGTGCTGGGGAAGCTTCGGGGAGGAAGGGGCGCCTCGCGGATGAACGAGGCGGCGGTATGAGGGGCTACTCCGTGAAGCGGCCGAAGACTGACACCTGAAAAGACGGGTCAATCGTGCCGGCGCACACCAGCGCTCCCGCGCCGTCCAACACCTGAATGCCGAGCAAGTCGCCAGCGGCCAAGGTCAGACTCGAAAGCTGCGGAGTCGCGGTCACAGACTGAGCGGCGGCGTCCGTCGCGAGGGTTTGTGCCACCCCGGCGTTGGTCCCGTCCACATCGGCGTTGACGATGCAGCCGTAGCCCGCGTCTCCTGCCACAACGACAGTCGTGACGATCTTCGTCACTTCAAAGGCGGCGGGGACGCTGAACTGATTGAGAAGGACGTTGTCGCACGCAACGGTTACTACCGCGGCGCCCGTCGTCTCGTCGAGTCCTTCGACATACAAGCACTCGTCATCGGCGTCGAGAGTGCCGTTGAAGGTGACGAGGACCACTTCATTTGACGCCTCCCGGATGATGAGGCGATCCGCGACTTCCCGGGGCGTGCTCGCGGCGAACGAAAGGCCCGCGATCAGCGCACAGAACGCGATTACGATGCCGAACTTGAGGAACTTCATGGGTAGATCTCCTGCCTAGAGTCTAGGTGATATCGCCTAGATCTTGGGTGTTGGGTGTTGCGTGAAGATGGACGTAGAGGACATGCCCCCTACGACCGAAAACTCCTGAGTGCGCGCACTCGGGAGGGACCAAGCCGACCGTAACCGGCGTTGGCGAAGAACTTACTCGGTCCAGTAGCCGTAGATGTTAACCGCGAAACGGGGGTTCGTGCCGGCGTCGCAGATCAGAGCGTCTTCCCCGTCAAGAACCTGAATCTCGAACTTCCCATCAGCGGCCAGGTTAAAGGTTTGGTTCGACGTAGTAACTGTTCCTAGAGCAGCACTAGTCGCGATCGTGATCGCCGAACCTATAGGACTGTCGTCGATCAACGGTTGGACGATGCATCCGTAGCCCGCATCGCTGGCTAAAACAATGGTTACGGCGATCTTCGTGACAGTGGCGCTTTGTGGCACCCAATAAGATGACAAGAAGTTTCCGCACGCAGCCGTGGTAGACCCCGTGCCGGACTGTGTAATAGGGAAGAGACATTCGTCATCGGTGTCGAGAGCCCCTACGAATGCCGTTAAGACTACTTCACGCGAAATCTTCAAACAGATCCACTCGGAACCAGTATCGTAGAGAGTCTCTCCCGTCTCACACAAGGCAGGGTCGAGGTCGGTGACTTCGTTCACAAGGCCGTGGAACAGCCCAATCGACGAGGAGCGGACCCCCCGCGGCGTGCTGCCGGCGAGGTAGAACCCGACCATGACCGAGGCGTTATCGACTCCAACGGCGGTAGGGTCGGAAGAAGTCGAAGTCGCCGCGGTCTCGATCTTGAACTCGGCGCGGGCTCCCATCGACGTGCCAGCGACTCCGGTGTCGCCGGTAGCTCCGACTGCCGTGAAGCCGGTGAAGGTGGCGCTAGGGGTCCACGTTTCGTCAAGAGCTTCAACGCCCGTGCCCCTCACAAACAGGTACGACCGGGAGGTTCCCGTCGCCAGCACCATCGCTGCCGGGTCAGCAGCGTCCACTGCTTGACCTTCCGCCGCGGCAACTTTGAGCAAGGACCCCTGGTCGGCGGAGAACTCCCAGCAGGTAGCGGCGCTGGCCGTGGCGGTGGGGAACGTGAACGTGATGTCGGCGCCCGAGGCTAGAGTGTCGGTCGCATGGGTGTAGTAGACGGCCGTGCAGGCCCCGGTGGCGGGCGAAGCGTCCTGCATGTTGCAGTACTCGTAGGCTTCGTTCCAAAGGTTACCGGCGTCGTCCACGGCGGAGGTGAACTCCCCGTTACCGGACCCGTCAGTCGTCCCGGTCCCCGTTTCATCCTTCGCGACCGAGCAGACTGCGACGTTCCCGGCTTCCAAAGCGGCCGTGGTCGTCACCGCGAGAGTGGTCCCCGCGCTGATATCGCCCGCGACGCCCAAGGTGCCAACGCTCGACAGCTCGAAGGAGAGGGCCGGGCTCGCGACAAGAAGCGCGAAGGCCGTGAAAAGCGTTACCTGAGTTCTGTTCCGCATGAAAAGCGTGTCTCCGTTGTGAAAAGTGGAACTACTGACGTTCGGACGTGAGTCTATCACCCCACGTTTTTGCTCGTTTGCTCTTCCCGAGAATTCCTTCCTCGAACTTGAGAAGCTCTTCCTCTAGGCGCTCTGCCTGACGGTCCTTTACCTGGTCCGAGGTGTCGGTATTCAACTGATCCGAGAGCCAGCCGAGGCCGCCCGCGAGGCAGTCGATCCAGTCGTCGTACTTGAGGCAGCCGCGATCCTTGGTTAGACGGGTCATTTGATAGAAGCCGCTCTTCAACGCGGCGTCTGGATCAAGGGAAGCCTCTTTCTTCACGACGATCCGCTTTACCAGCGCCTCGTCGATGATGAGTCGGTGGCCTGAGAGGACGGGCTCGATCGTTTGGATGGCCCTGATCTCTTTCTGCCCGTGAACCGTGTGATCCTCGACGCCCGCGCCTTCTTGCACGTCGCCGTCGGGTCGCTTGAACTTCACGATCTTCTGCACGATGGGGCGTAGAAGCTGGGCGTACATGCCATTGCCGAAGTTGTCTTCGACGATGATGCGCTGAACCTTCAGGTCTCGCGCGATTGTCGCGAGCTTCGCGAGAACCGCGGACTCGTACCCTCCATCTATCCCGCCCCAATCAACGATGAAGACCATGCCGTTGAGGACTTTGAGGACGATGTAGGCGGTTTGGTCTCGGCCGCGGCCGGACGGGTCGATGTACATCAAGGTCGTCTGGAAAGGGGAGAACTTCTCGGACACTTTCATAGGCTGCTGAAAGCGATCGCCGACCAGACCCACGCGAGGCAGGTGCTCAAGGGTGTTCTCGTCGCTGCCGCTCCAGACCAAGTAGTCGGGCGCGACGTCGACATCGATGTCGGTGACGATCAGGTCGCGCGTCTTGAGCGGGTGCGCGTCTTCGTCGCTCAGGCTGGTGTCCAGCATGAACTGAAGCGCATACCCGGCGCGGCCGTACTCCACGAGACGGGCGGCAAGCTCGCTGTTGTCGAAGCGGGCGGGGTCGATCGGTTCCCCGGGGATGAAGCCTCCCTCCAGGACGAAGGGCGCCAGGTTGCCGCGGTATCGGCTCGTCTCTTCGGGCATCTGAGCCGGCCAGATTCGGATTTCGTACCCGTGCTCTTCGAGGCCGACGTAGAGAGAGTCTTCGACCTGAGGGGTTCCCAGGAAGATGACGCCGCCCGTCTTGTTCTGAGACTCGGGGGTCAGCACGGCGCCGCCAAGCTCGGCCACACGGACCGCCAGCTTCTCGCGCTGTGTCGCGGTCTCGGAATTGTTAGGGACTTCGGCGTCGTCGCAGATGATGTGGTCGGCGCGGGAGCCCGCGATCTGGCCCGTGATGCCGACACTCTTCACGCTGGGGGCGTGGGCGGGGCGGCAGCCGCGGACGTCGAAGGCGACATTCGAGTCGCGGTCAACGCGGGGGTCGGGGGTGAGGTGCGAGAGGAAGGCGACCTCGGCCAGCAGGCGCTTCGTGAAGATCGAGAAGGAATCGGCGCGCTCTTTGGAGGCCGATACCACGAGGATCTTCAACTCGGGGTTGTTCCACAGCAGCCAAAGGACGAAAGCGGAGGTGATCCACGACTTTCCCTCGCCGCGGAAGGCGAGAATGCACTTCCGGCGCGGGCCAGTCTGGAGGTAGCGGGCGATATCGTACTGTGCGGGAGTCGGCGACGGCAGTCCGAGGTGCTTCCAGATCAGGTACAGGAAGACCCGGAAGTCTCCGCGCGCTTGGGCGAGTACGGCATCCGAGGGCATGGGTTTGTCATCCTAGGGGGGACAGGGGATCTCTTTCAGGTCATCGTGGCAGTGACGCCATTCCTTCCCGAGGACTCCCACGTCAGAAAAGCCGACCACTCCGTCGCCATCCACGTCGGCGTTCAGGTGCCAAACGAGCGTCAGGGGGTCGCTGGGAGGTCCAACGTTCCCAGAGGCGTCCCGACCGACGACGTAGACCTCGTAGGGCGCGTACAGGAACGGCCTACAGACTTGGTAGGAGGGATCGGACACCGTAGCGGCGATCGCCCCTCCAGCGTGAACGTCGTAAGTCTCAGCACCCTGCGCCGGCTCCCAAGCAATCAGAGCGCAAGTGACGATCAGGGTCTCAAACACCGCCGCCACGCTCGCTGCGTTCTACGCGGCCGCGCTCGTTCCTCTCGCTTCGGTGGCGTTTTTGTCGCCTCTCGGGACGAGGATTGTCAACGATCGGCGACTTCTCGGGTTGTAATCGTTCGGCGACTTGCGGCAGTTCACGTTTTTCGGGAACGAATGCGTAATCGTCCCGGGTGAAGCGCTCGTAGTCGCTGAGGGGAGTGACGATGCGAGTCTCTGGCTGGACGCCTCTCGGCACGCGAGCCGCATCGTCGGTGAACGAGGCGGTCCCGTCGCGGTCGATCCAGCCGTAGACCGTGGTATCCGCTGTCGCGAGGGTAGCGCAGAGAAACTCGATCAGGAGGACGAGAAGGGCGTATGTTCCGGCGGCTGAGCCGGGCGTACCTGCGGTTTCTCGGCTCATTTGAGTTTCCCCGCCTCGACCCTTGCCGCCTCCGCACGCGCTTTGTCGGCGCCGCGACGGGCGATTGCCAGCTCTTCCGGGGTGAAGTTCCAATCGCGGTCTCCCGCGGCGGGGGAAAGCTCGGTCGGCTGAGTAACCGGGGCCGGTGGGGTGGGCTCCGCTGCGGGAAACGAAGCAGCTTCGGTGATCTCCAGCTCTTTCAGGAGCTTGTCGTTGTGAAGGTTGAACGAACTGCGGTCCGTCGAGCGCACCTTCTTTTTCTCGGCCATTTACCTGACTCCGTTATGGGTGATTGAAAAGTGTCCGCCGTCGCCGAAGTCCCCACCCCAAGAGCAAAGCTCGTGCAGGGACTCCCAGTACTCCCCAAGGGCTCGATACCATTGGGTCGTAGAGAGCACGCGCCCTTGAGACATGAGAACCAGGTCGATCGCAAGCCCGATGCGGTGAAGAGAGTTTTTGATCCCCTTGCCCTGAGCGGCGTACAACGCGGCTTGCTCGTCGGTTCTCCACAGCTCGCGGAGGCGCACCTCGTACCCGAGTTCGTGTGCCTTCTGGAGGAGGAGGATCAGCAAACGGGAGAAAAGTTCCTGTTTCTGACCGATCGTCATGGCAGCCATCCTAGTTCGTGAACTTCGGGAGGTCTTCAGGGAGCGTCTCTTCGATGATCTTGTCCATCGAAGCTGCCAACTCCCCGACCGGGCGACTCGGCAAACCCTTGTCGCACGTGATATTGTTGTCCTTCAAGAAGGTACGGATCACGTTGAGGGTCGCGGCCGACGGCGAAACCGTGTGAACCTCGCCCGCGATGACGGTTTGTTCTCCCTTCTCGATCAAACCCTTCAGCTTCTTCGCGAAGATCGCGTGAATTTCGTTCAGTTCGGCCTCGAAAGCTGACTTCTTGCTCATACGTCCTCCAGAATCGTGTTCCACCAGTTGGCGATCATCCAAGTGGGTGGGCGAAGGTTGTGACGACAGAGATTTCCGGCGCGCGGGCCGCAGCTATTGTAGGCGCTTAATGACCCGAAGCGTCGGACCGCACGGTAGTATACGAAGCGCAGCCATTGAGAGTACCAAGGCAGCGCGACGCACATGTTCCGGCGAAGCTCTTTGTCAGCGGCTTTGCGGTGCGCCGGGCACATCGTTCCCTCGGGGTGGGCCCGCGTGCAGTAGCGAAAATCGTGTATGCGGCAAGCGAAGTAGATCGGCTTGCAGAAGATCGAATCGGGCGCGTTCGAGCAGCCGTCGTCGACGAAGTCTTTGGGGATCGAATTCAGGACGTCCAAGGCGGTCTCGCTTGAACTACTCACCGTCGAGAACCATGGCGCCGGCGCCCAGGGGTGACGCGCCCGCAATGCCGGCCTTCACCGCGTTGTCGATGATCTCGACGCTGTTGTCACTGAAGCCGGTGTCTGAGGTGTTGCTCGTAAACCCGCCGCAGGCGTTACCGTAGGACTGATTATCGGCGGTTCCCTTTCCGACGATGGTCGTCCGCACGATCCCTTTGTAGGAAGTCCCGTCGGGAAACTTCATGGAACACGCGGTCTTAGTCGTGGCGCACCCGGTCGTAGCGAAGGCGACGGCCACGGACGAAAGCAGAAGCAGTAGGGCCAGAACGCCCTTCGCTCTCTGGACAAAGACTTCAACTCGCACTACGCGAACCTCCGTTGAGCGCATCGCTTCCAGGAGCATGTCGACCTTGGCTTCGATCCTGCCGATTTGCTGGGACTCATTCGGGGTCATGGCGGTCACTTCCACGCCCGGATGCGAATCGTCCACTTCGATAGGTCGATGAACTGGAACGATGCGACGTCCTTTTGGAAGATGCGGACCGTCTGCCCGACGTAAGCTCGGAACGCGACATCAGTAGCGGTCCAGTAAATCTTGACGGGAATGCCTCCCCCGGCGAGCGCGTCGACGACGTCTCCCACCGCGTAGCCGAGGTCGGTCGAGGTGCAAGTGAGATTCGCCGTTACCCGCGTCGGGATCGCTCCGAACGTGTGTCCGAAGGTTTGGTCCCCGTCCGCTTCAAGCAGCGTTGCCGCCAGCTCGCCGGTATCAACCGGGGGCGCCGATAGCTCGTCGATCGCGTAGAGGAGTTGGTTCACCGTCGCGTTCATGTTGAGAGGCGTGATCCCCCCGCCAGCGATGAAGGTCACGATCGCCGCGGCAACGCTCGTGTCTCTCGCAATCTTCAGGGTCTCGCCGGTCTGCGGCTCGTCGCCGTCCTGAAAGATGATCTGCGTCCCAGAGTCCGAGAAGAGCCACTCTCCGACGCCGCTGCCGAAGGCGACTTCCACGTCGTCAATGAAGACGTGAACGTCTGCCGCCTGCGCGTAGGGAAAGCCGATTTCCCACTCGTACTGATCGGTGACGCCTTCGTGAATCGTAGGTGAGTAGACTGCCATGAGGCACCTTTATCGTAGAGCGGGCGGGGTGCCCGTCAGTGAAGAGAGCAGCGAAGACGGCTGCTGTTGCGGTTGATTCCGCGCCGCGCGGCGCTCCCGGTCGGCTGCCTTGATTGCATCTCGAAGCTCAGGCTGTTCGCGCAGGAGCGCCTTCTTCGCTCGCTCCCTGCGGTCGGCGATCAACTGCCGGATCAGCGACTGCTTTCCGTCCCGCGAGTCGTCGGCCTGCTGGTACTTCCGGGTTTGCATGAGCCGGTCAAGGTCGTCTCGCAGGTTTCGCCCATTGCGGTTCGGGTCTCCCGTCGCCAGGACGATGAAGCGGTCGCGTTGCTCGGGAGTCAACTTCGTGGTCCCGATCGCTTTGTAGGGCGACATCGAGGCCGTGAACCCGTGCTCGCGCGCGAGGCGGTTGACCTCGCTGTTGACGAGGGTGCCTTCCGACGTTCTCGTTTGGAAGGGACTCACCACGTCAGGGCCGACGCCCATTCCGTAGGTGATGGGCTCTCCGAACCAGTTTCGCCGGGGCGGGAGGTTCGTTGACAGCCCCGGGAGCTTCGCCCGGATGGCGTCGAGCAAGCTGTCGGTCTCGCGCATGAGGTGGTCGGCTTCGCCCGTGATTCCGACACCGCCGACGATACCAGTGCGGTTCGTGGAAGCGATGAAGTTGGGGACGAGCGACGAACCGAGTCTCTCAAGGAAAGAGGGGAGGCGTCGTTCGGGGTCGTTGAGGGCGTCAACGGCGGCCGTGATTCCGGTCAGGTACGACTTGGATTTGAGGTTTTCGGCAAGCGAGATTAGAGCGGCCGCGAAGACGTCGGTCGAGTCGCTTGCGTCTTCCATCATACCTACGGTCTCGCCGAGGTTCGCTGCGAGGCCGAGGAATAGCCCGATCGGGTCAAGGCGGTTGTAGGAGACGTACTCTACGCTGCCATTTTCTCGGCGCAGGGCGAACGAGAACGGCTGCCAGCCGGTTGCTTGTAGAGCCTTCCGCTCTTCGGGGTTTCCCGGGCCGGCGCCCGTGATGACGCCGTTGTAGGCTGCGATCGAGGCGATGGTGTAGAGACCCGTTCCGATGCCTATGCGGGCCCGGGCAGCTTGGAGCGCCGCGGTATCGCCGCCCTTCGCGGCCAACACCGCTTCCTTGTACCTATGCGTGAGATTCGCGACCCCCGGCGTCCTCTCGCCTACGAACTTGAGGATATTCGAGGGCGTCCGAACGAATGGCATAAGCAGTTTGAACGCGGGGTGCTTCGTAGTGAAGTCCTGGAGGCTCTTGCTCATCCCGTGGAGGGGGTCGGTGAAAGTGTTGATCTCGGCTTGGCGGACCGCCTGATCGTGCAGCGACGAATAGAGGGCCCTTTCGTCTGCAGCCAAATGGGGGTTCGTCGCCCAGTCGGGAACGTCCTGGATCAGCTTTTGAATGTGGGCGTCCATGTCGGTTCCCGCCAGCTTCCGCCCGATGGCGTCTTCCCACGCGAGGCGCTCCATTGCCATGCGGTAGTTAACACCCTTCGCCAGCTCGTCGGAGGCAGCCAAGAGTCGGCCGGGAACACCCGACGCCATCCCGAACCATTCCACCATTTTGCCGCCGAAGGTATCGTCCGCGAAACGGCCGGCGTACTTCTCGCCCACAAGGCGACGCGCATTGCCGGGGGTGACTGCGCGGCGCTCGTCGATGTCGAAGGCTCGGCGCCCGCCGAATGAAGACTCTTCCGTGACGAGGGATTTCCAAGCGCTGCCGATCTCGTCGCCGGCTTGCGCGAAGTCCACGCGGGCCCGCGCGATCGCGTTGGGGTTGGCGCTGCCAACGTCTTTGACAGCTCCCAGGAGGGTCGAGCGACCCGCTTCAGTCAGACGGAGAGCCGCGCGGAACCCCGCCGGAATCCCCTTGAGCTGCCTCAAGGCGCCTTCCATGAGCTGAGCGTTGCCCGTGAACGCCCCTTGAAGCCACATCTCGCCCGTGGTCCAGAGAGGGACGACGGCGTTAGAGATCGTGTTCACGGCGAAGGTGATCGGGCCCGAGAGAATTCCGTTCAGCCAGACATGAAGACCCATTCGCCCGGCCAAGCCCGCGCGCCCGTTCGCCCTCACGAATTTGTCCATCGCGGTCAGGTTGTCGAGAGCTGGGAGCATTCGCTGAGCAAGTTCCTTCACTCGGTCCGTGCCGCCGAACGTGCGGATCAACTCCTGGGAGTCGGTCAGCACGGCCAAGGGGTCCAGCGCCCTCGCCTCGCCGCGCAGCGATCCAAGCGTCCGCCCGATGCTCGTCTTGAAGCCGTCCATGACGCTTTGAACCTGAGCGGCTTGGTCGTAGGCGCGGAGAAGGTCCGCCAGCGTGACCGAGGTATCGTCGCCGGCCAGGACGGCCTTCGCAAGGCGGGACGCCCTAGCTCTCGTGGTCTCGTTGAAGACGCGGATTCCCGCCAGGGTCACGTCGATATTGTCCACGACGTCGTTCTTGTACTTCAGCATGTTGCGGAGTAAGGTCTCGCTGGAGTCCTCACGGCCGAGAGCGTGAGCGTACCTCTGGGCCTCCCTTCGTCCTGCTTCCATCGTCGCGTCGACTGAGCGGGTCTTCGGGGTGCCGCGGAGCGTCGCGATCAGGGTCGCGAACTCGTCGGCCTCGGCGCGGACTACGTCGTCGTCCGCAATGCGGCGCACGTTCATGTTGTTGAGGTCCAGCAGCTGCCCGAGGGTCTCGTAGTCGAGGGGGAGCCCGGCGCGCTCTTTCGCGAAGATCCGCGTGGCGGCCTTGAAGAAGACCGGGTCGTCGGTGGCGATCATGCGGGTGCTGCGGGCGTTCCCCAGCTTGGCGTCACGCTGCTGAACGTAGCGGGTGAACGAGGGGATGTCGAGCGTTTCTCCTCGGAAGACGGAGTCCGGGTCGATGTCGGGAGCCGCCGAGTCGGGAATGTGGGAGGTTCCGAGAGCCGCGTCGCCGCCGTTTTCGACGGACCGGGCGGCCCGTACCTGTTCAATCGTCGGGCGGGCCCCCTCGGGGACCAGAGAGTCGAGCGTCTGCTCGTACTGCTGTCGGACTTCGAGCGGTAGGGCGCGGTAATCCGGGTCGGCGTGGAGGCTCAAGACGGCGTCTTCGGCCGCTTCGAGGTCTCTCATGCGGGCGTTCACCAACTCTTCGAGCCGACCTTTCGCGGCTTCCGTCGCGTCGATAACCCGCTGAGTTCCCTCAGGATTCTCTGCTCGGGCCTGCCCCAAGGGGGATTCAGCCCGGGCGGCCTCGTCAAACGGGGCTCCGAATTCGTCGATCGTCTGGCCGCGCAGTGCTGCGCTGTCAGCCATCTGCTGAGCTTCGGGCGAGAGGGGGACGCCTTCCTGCGCGCCGCGCGCCTCCGCGACAACCGGGTCACCCGGGTCGGAGCCAGCTCGCTCGAACTCGTCGCGGATCGTGACGGCCTCGTCCAACTGCTCGCGGGCAAAGGCGGCGCTTTCGTAGGTGCTCTTGACAGTACCGGAGACCAGCTCATCCTGCCCTTGAAGGACGGTAGTGGCGTGGGCTCTCTGAAACGAGCGGGTCGCCTTGACGCCCGCGATCACGACCTCCGCGATCAAACCAAGACCGAGACCCTCGATGACGTTCTTCATCCGCCCTTCGGCGTTCGAGTCTTCGGGGTCCGCGGCGAGGAATTCCGTGATCGGGTTGCTGAGCCCGAGGTCGTTGACGAGATCGGAAAACCGAGCTTCCTGAGGGTTCCACACAGCGAAGTCGGCGACGGCGCCCGCAGCCGCGGAGCGCGCAGCTCCGCCAACAGCGACAGCCCTGAGACCGCCCGCGGCGCGCGCTGAAGCGAGGGCCCGACTGACTTGTCCAACCTTGCCGATCTTGCCCATGACGCCGACCACGGGGACGAAGCCCGTGAGGAATTGAGTGATGCCGCGCGTGAGCGCTTCCGTGGTAGAGCCCGTGGGCTCGACCTTCGGAACCGCCGCGTCCACGTCGATGCCGCTGTCGACCAACCCGCCCAGGTCAAAGATCGTCTGAGCGATGTTCACGCCCGCGTCGCGGATGCCGCCTGCGAAGCCGGTAGCGACGTCTTGGAAGACGTTGGAGTCGGAGGGGTCCGCATTGGGGTCCGCGGTGGGCGGAGCATTGGGGTCCGCGGTGGGCGGAGCATTGGGGTCCGCGGTGGACTCGTCAACGGCGTCCGCAAGAGCGGCCCGGTCTTCGATCTCCTGAAGGCGGCGAGCCTCGCGCTCGGCGCGGCGGCGCTCTACCTCGCGCTCGTAATCGGCGTCGAAGCTGTCGTCGTATCGGGGCATGGAAACCTCAAGTCAAACTAGGGGGCGGACTCTAGGGCGCGTTGGGAGACTTCTTCGGAGCCATTGAAAAAGAGGGCGTTGACCGCTTCGTCTGGCGTGAGCTTGCTCGTCAAGCGCTCCTGCCAGATCAGGTGCTCTCGGTGCGCGCGGAGGCGCGCGGCGCGCTCTTCAGCCTCAACGAGTGCCGACCGCTGACGGCGGCCTTCGGCTTGGAGACTCCGCATCGTCTCGGCTGAAACCTCGCCTGCGACGTGGCCGGCGGCGGCCTGTTGCCGGGTTACGTGGATCTGCTTGAGGTTCTCCTGAAGAGTCGGCTTCTGCGATTCCAGTATTTGTAGAGCCGCGTCAACGCCCGAAACCGAGGTCGGAAGGGTGACGCCCTGCGACGAGGCTTCGCGCGCGGCGCGCTCCGCTGAACTTTTGACGGCCCGCGCGGCGACGGTCTGGGCCAGCGAGTAGCTATCCTCTTCGGTGAAGGCTCTGCCGGACGTGCCGCCCGCCTTTGCCTTCTCGTCGCGCAGGATGTGGTAGTCCTGGATCGCTCGGGCTTCTTCGCTTTCCGAAACGCCAGCGTTTCTCAGATCCAAAACCAGTTGATCGACAGCCCTGTTGGCGCCTTCTTGCGTCTTGCCTTCGATGTCGACGATGCGGGTAGTCCGCTGATTCAGGAGTTGCTGCCCCTCGGGGGTTTCCGCGAGCTGGATCAAGCGTGGAGGGGAGAACATCGTCCGCAAGCCGTCGGCGTCGCGATTCGCGACGGCCTCGTTGAAGGCAACGATCTCGTATGGAGTCGGGGGAACGGAGGTTAAGTCGGCGTTTTCCAAAAGCTTTTTGGTACTCGCCTGCGCGGACAGAGCGGTGTTGAGCAAGGGGATCGCGAGGCGGTTGTTGTTGATCGCCCTCATGGTCTTGTCGCTCGGCTTCCCGCTGAGGGCCGTCTCAGTGAGAGCGGCGTCGACGAGGTTCCGGGCCGCCGCCACGAGCTTCGGGTCGTCACGACCGGCCAGGGCCAGCGTTCGATCCTTCGCGTTGCCAGAGAGGATACGAAGCTGCTTGACTCTTTCGGAGTCAGTGACGTGCCCGTCGTCGATCGCGATATCGACTAGCTCAGGGATGAACTCAATATTGGCGTCATCCTGGGCGATGCCGATCAGGGAGTTGGTTACGACTTCCTCCCGGCCGATCTGATCGCCAGGAGTCTGGTCCATAAGGTCGTGAGAAAGTTCCAGAAAAGCGGTCTTGAACCTTTCGTCGGCGTCCGCCGCGGGGCTCCCCTGCCACTCCTCAACGAGGTCGCCGATCGACTCACCGTAGGAGGCCCGGGCCGCACTCATTTGATTTGCAACGTAAAGACTCGCAACCTGAGAGCGCATCTGATCGACGCGCGGCGCCGTGACCTCAAAGAGACCGACCTCGCGGAAGCCGTCGTCAGGGAACGAAGCGATTTCCGCCTTGGTCAGCTCCTGGTAGGCCGTCTCGAATTCGTCGGGGGTCGCGAATTTCCCAGCAATTACCTGGTTTTGCAGCTCTCGGGTGAGTTTCAAGCCCCGCACTTGGCCGCGGTTCACTTCGACTTTCCGACGGAAGCCGCGCGTCACCGCGTAGATGTTCTTGTTCCCGATGGCGTCCTTGTGACGCTCAAGGAACTCTTCCTCGCTCTGTTCGATCTCAGCCGCCCGGTCGCCTTCGAGGAGGAGGTCGACCTGCTTCTGGAATTCTTCGTTTTCGAGGGCGCGTTCAGCGTCGAAAAAGTTGATCGTGTTCTGGAGAGAAGACCGGAGGTTGTTCACCGCGTTGCTCACGTCGGAGCCCGGCGGAGCGCCCTGAATCGAGGGGAAGTTGATCTCCGTCCTGCGAATGCGGCGAGTGAAACTGTCGTCAGCCATGCCTACCTACTCCTACCCGGTGCGGCGCGAACCGCCGAGGGAACCCAAACCAGCCGAGGCGATGTTGATTGCGAGCGCGGTGTTGCTAGGGCGTCGGATCGCCTTGATACGAGCCGTCTGCCCAGCGCGGATGGCGCCGAACTCACTGCGGGTCGCGCCCAGGACGCTTTCTTGACGAGCCGAAATACCGCTCGCGCTCGACTGCGATTCGCGCTGCCTCTGTCGGAGCAAAGCGGCGAGCTGCACGCTGCCGCGGTTTTGAAGGTTTCCGGTTACGCCGCGCGCCTCCGCCGACGCGATAGCGTCAGCCTCGCGCTCTTGGGCGATGACCTTGTTCTCTCGACCTAGCTCGCCTACGGCCTGATTCTGACGTTCTTGGGCTTCTGCGAAGGCCGCCTTCGTTTCCCTCTTTGCCGCCTTCTGTTGCTCAGTGTGGGTAACCACTGCACCGCTGACGCCCAAGCCTACAACCGCCAGTTCAGCAGCGAGTGAGCCAAGCGTTGCGGTCGTCCCGAGAATACCGGCTCCAACTCCAGCAGCGGCCGCAGTTGCGCCTCCGGCCGTCGCAGCGGCCCCAAGGGCGACAGAGCCTCCAACTCCCGCGGCGACGCCGCCGGCTCCTGCTGACGCCAAAACCGAGCCGGCAGCCGCGCCGAGAACGCTCAGCGTCACCGGGCAAGCCATCGCCGTGCTGGGGATGAGGAGCGCCGCGCCGACAGCAACAAACGCGAAGACGACGAACTTCATTGAGGGAACCTCCGGACCACTCGAAGGAACGACTCGCCCATGATCCCGTGCTTTTCACGAGCTTCGACGACGAACCCGAGACCCTCCGCCCAGCGGAGGCCGACCGTGTTTCCGGGAAAGACCCAGTTGACGACGAGGGGGTAGTCCTTCTGCAAGTAGTTCAGCCATGCGACCCCCTGGTTAAGGAAGTCTGGCTTGATTTGATAGACGCGGTCAGACGAGAGGAACCAAGCGCAGGCCGCCTCGGGAGCGTCCTCGAAGGGGACGACGCCGATCATACCTACGGGCCCCATGTCCGACATGATGGTGAAGTTCTGAGCGCCCGGCGCCCCGAGCGATAGAAGGCAGTTCTGCGAACAGTCGAGGCCGTTGACCATCCGGCACTCGCTTTCGTCCTGGACTCGCCAGCCGTGCGCTTCAATCTCACTCACATGCTCAGCGAGAGCCGGGAGAAGCCAGCCCCTACAAGCGGGCGGATCGTGCCGTGTAGAATCCTTGCCACTCAGCCGCAATAAGAGTGAGGGCTCGGAAGGAAGTCGAGGTGATCTTGATGCGGGCATATCGGGCATCCATCCCTACGTCGAAAGAGAAAAGGTCAGCCGGCCGGGGAACCATTGCCCCGAACGTTCCTTGACCCGTGACCTTCTCGGGGTACAGGTAAACGAACTCAGTAGGCTCCTGGAGTTCTTCTTCGGTCGTGACTTCGTCGCTGGTGACACGAGCTTCAAAGCCGCCTGACGCACGGACCAACACCTTGAACTTGCGGATCTGCAAGCGCCCTTGGGTGACAGGTTCGACGCCGCGGGAGGTATCGCCGCCCTGGACGAAGATGACCGGCTTCGTGAATTCGTACTCCGTGCTGTAGAGGCGGCCGATGTGGGCGACTCCAGCCGAGAAGTCCCCTTCGGCCATTACGACCAAGGGGTCAGAGTCGGACGTCACTGATACGGCCTGTTGATGGGCGGCTGCGAAATCTGCATCGCTGAGGATCGCGAGGAAAGTTCCGTCGACAGCTTCATACGGCAGTGTCCAGCGCGTGAGTCCGTCGGCGACAGTGAAGACGCCCGTAGCTGCGTAGAGGGAGTCGAGGCAAATGCGGTCGCCAAACTCTCCGTGCTGAAGGCGGCCCATGTCCAAGCGCTCGATATGAACGCCGTCGTCGCGCCCTGCGACGATGTAGAGCTTGTCGCTGAGCCACTCCACTCCGAGGATCACGTAGCTCGGATCGAACTCCCAGCGGGACCACGAAGACTGCTTCTTGCTCGGGCCGTCGAAGAAGTAGGAGTAGACGTAAAGAGCGTTGGGGGTGTCTTCCGAGAACAAGACGAGCATGGACTCTTTTTGAGACGACGCCAAGAACTTGACGTTTCCGGGAATATACGTCGGCACATGCGCGGCAATGTCAACACCGTCCGCAACGAGGTCCGCAATCGTGTACTCGATGACTGAGGTGGACGCGTCGCGCTCGACCGCGAAGTAGATCCCTTTTCCTGCGGCCTTCGGGCGGACCTTGCTCGAAGACGAGAACGCGCTTGCCTCGACAACCTCGGCGTTTTGAGTCGTCAGCGCGTCGCCGCCGACGAGAATGTTCTGCACGGCCGCCAAGCCGGAGAAGGTGTAGAGCTTCTGGTCGTAGGGGATCGCGAAGTCGATGGGGGCGATTCGGTTATTCGTTCCCGCTACGTCGATCGGATCTGAGTCTACGAGCGTCGCAACCGTCGTCGGCCAGAAGTTGAAGAACTCGCCGGCCTCGGACAAGACGATATTCTCGCCTGCGAAGAGCCCCAGACGGTTCTTGTGGAACGAGATGTCGCTGATCTCCCGTCCGACGAAACTGGGCTCCGGGGCGGTGTCGATGTCGCCCGCCTCGCGGGACGCCCAGGTAAGCGGCCCGAAATCGAACTCGTCCGGCCCGACCTGCGTCAAGGCGTGAGGCATCGTATCCTCGTCGAAGTCGTTGTCCAACTCCGGCCCGACCGACTCCAGCCAAGCGTTATCGTCCTCGCTGTACTTGACCCAGTAGTTGCCGTCCTCGTTGCCGTCCTCGCCGATGATCTCCGTCAGGAAACCGTCGATCCCGCTGCCGGGGAGGTCCGAGAACTTGAAGGTGGTTTGGGAGATGAACTCGTAGGAATCGTCGCTCCATGCGTAATGCGGGCGGTGGATCTGCGCGAAAGGCCCTGAGGTCTGCAACCCATGGATCAGGGAGCCGCGGCGAACGAACGTCCACAGAGGGAAGTAGTCGACGTGGTAGATGCCTTCATTTGACGGCGTGCCGCCGGCTTCGTGCTCTTTCATGAGGGACTGCGCGAGCGCGGGCGCGATGAAGGGTTCCTTCATGTTGATGACTTTGTCCTGAGACACAGCGCCCAGCGTTTGCTGCCAGTTGTGCTCGTCATTCGGCGGGTTGGCGTCCGTAACCCAGACGAGAAACTCGTTCGTGCGGGCGGCGCTGACGGTTCCCGACATTTCGACCGTGACCTCTCGGTTCACGATGAAGGTGAAGTCGGCCACAGAGATGACGGCAAAGGCGTCTTGAGCATCGGCTCCTGCGAAGGCCAGGTAGGCGTCCGCGCCCGCCGCGATGTTCACGGTCGCCTCGGCGCCAGTCAGGAGGTTGAAGACGCGGATATCCCCGTCCTCAATCAGTACGACGTGCTGCGTCAGTTCGTCTCTAGAGCGAAAGTGAACGTGGTAGCCCGCGGTCGGGATGGCGGCGGTGTGGGCACGCGCGACGTACTCCGCGGGGGGACGAGTTCGAGGGCCCTCAACGACCCGCGACTGCAGATTGATCTGCTCCGCGCACTGTGAGTCGATGCGGAGTGACGGAGGCTGTTGACTGACGCCGTTGACCAGAGAGTCAAGCGTCTTAGAAATCAACCCGTCAGAGGGAGCAGCCATAGAACTCTACCTCTCGTTGATGATCCCTTGAAAGTGGATGGAGTCGAACACGTTGGCGCCCTCTTGATCGAGGGACTCTTCTTGAAACAGGCCGAGCGCTTCCGCCTCGTCTTCTTTCGTGAACTCGAAGAGAGTCGGAGAGCCGACGGTGCGCTTCTGAAACTTCACGCCTGCCCGGTGCGCGATGTAGCTGCGCGCGGTCTCGGGAAGGTCGTTAAAAGGAAGTAGGCGGACCCACACGACGCAGAGGTCGGCGGTGTTGCCGGTGTAAGTGTTGTCGAGGGTGTTGTAGAGGCGATTTCCCCGCTGAACGAATTTCGCTTTTTCGCTCTTGAAGACGGGGACGACGCGCTGAATTCCGACGGGAATTTCATACTCACCGTCGACGTTGGGAGACAACTCCTGAACCTCCGAGTTGAACCACCACCCGCGGGTTTGGATCTGGACGTTGACTTGATTCAGAGCCGTGATCGCGTTGAGCACGTCGAGGCGCTGCGAATCGTGGATGTTGTCCACGGGGCGCTCGCCGATCGACGCGAGCATGATGTTGATGGCTTCTTGCTCGTTCGTGGGAGTCGGGTTCGTTGAGTGAGCCATTAGGAGATTCCTGAGAGGGGAGGGGTGGGGCACCCCCAAGGTCTGAGGGTGCCCCGGATACTACACGATCGCGGTGTCTTCGAGCGAGATACAGCCTTCGGGCCGGAGGTAATCCTGACCGATGGCGTACTTCGACACGAATAACGATCCCTGTCGACGAATGTCGTAGGCGCTCTCCGTCTTCATGTCGAGCAGCTTGACGGTGCCGATCGCGTTCTTGTGCCAGACCAGCCCGACGCACTCGCGGAAGTCGTCGCGGAGAGGGACGGGAACCGTCGCCTCGGCCGAGTCATCTGCGGTCGGGATGTTGTTGGACTTGAGAACCTGAAGGTCCGCCGCGAAGGGCATGGTCGCCCGCGCCTTGGAACCGTCACCCGCGAAGTCGCGGTGAATGAACTCTCCGTCCTCAAGCATGAGATACCACGCCAAGGGCAAGAGGGCCGCATAGCGATCGCTCTGCGGTACGTTCTTCTCGTCGAAAGTCTGCGCGGCGTCGTACAAAGCCGCCTTCAGAATCGCCGGGTCGGTCGAGAGGGCGGCCTGCTGAATCGGCGTGCCGTCGTTGTTGCCCGAGGTGTCGATCGGGTGAGAGGCGGCGGCGCCCACGAAGACGGCACGAAACGAGTTCGTGTCCTTCGCGTTTGCCAGGGCCTCGCCCAGCTGGTGCGCGTAAGCCGCGCGCACTTCGTAGTGATTCATGGCCTCGTCGAGGATGTAGATGAAGACGTCGGCTTCGAGGAGTTGCTGAATCGCGATGACCTTCGCAGCGTGCTCGATCGGCACGCCAACGATCTCGGCGCCCGGCGTATGGTACGCCGCGACCGTCGACCAGGTCAGGGGGAACTGCATCATATCTTCAACAGGCTGCGTTACGGCCTGCCCGCCTTCTAGGAGGCTGCTGGCGATTACTCGCCAGAGGAGACTATCTCTTTGCTGCTATGTTTTTCGAGATACGCCGCCGCAGCGCGAAGGCGCCGGGGGGAATCCTTCATTAAACCAAGAGCGGTATTGCAATTCGTGCAGAGCAGACCGCGCACTTTACCTGTGCGATGGTCGTGGTCTACAGCGAGCTTGGAGTAGCGCGAGGAATTCAAAGTACAGCAACAAACAGCGCAGGCGCCGCTCTGCTGTACTAGTATCTCGTCATACCGAGCGTTACACACTCCGTTCTTGCGGTATCGCTGCCTCTCAATCTGACAGCTCTTGCAATGGCGGCGCGGCGTCCCTTCTTTACGGAAGTAGAACTCGCCCAGCGGCTTTTCAGTCCGGCAGATGCGACAAATTTGCATCCGATGATTCCTTTAGCAGCACTCTGCGCTTCCGAGTCACTAGACCCGTACTGGCATGTGCCATAGTCGTTACACGTTCCTGTCGTTAGATCAGGCTTCGCTCGGTATTGCCCGCTAGGGGTGTCCACCGAATTCACAGGGTTTTTGAGTCTGCCCAGTTTTTTGGGTTAAGCAGACTTGCCGCTCGTGATCTTCCGCTCGATCTGTCGATCATCGGTGAGTTGGGTGAAGTCGTATCGCTCCAGCACAAGGCCGGAGAAGACTTCGAGAAACAGGGCATCGACATCGCCGGCTCCGGCGATCTGCCCAATTCGTGACGGTACTGCTACTGCCATAGGGGTAACTCCTAAGTGGGGTGTGGGTGTGGGGAAAGTGCTAGTTGTTCAGGTATTTGCCAGTCTTCATAGACTGGTCTAGTTGACGTTCCACCCTTTCGCGCACGGCTCTGTCGCGCTTGTACTCGTCAGTCCGCATGATGCGAACCAACTCCTGACGTGAGCCGATGATCGGCTCTCCAGGTGCGCGGCCTCCCTTGTGCGTAAGGTCAGGCTCATGGTCCGGTTGAGAGCCGGAAGCCTGAAGGTAACGGGCGTGTAGACCTCGGATCGCGGTATCCCTTCTCGCTGCGTCGGCGCCAGTTGCGTCGGCGTCGAATGCCGCACGCTCCGCTTCGGTGAGTCCACCTTCTGCCGCCCACTTACACATTTCGCCGTAGGATTGCTTCCCTCCGACGAGGTCGAAAGCCTCGGTCTGCACAGCGTTCATGCTAGCCGAGTTGCCTTCGATGTAGGTGTCGATGTACTGGTCGACGATCTCTTGCGGAACGTTCGGTGCGAATAGCGCTGCCTTGACGGCAGCACGAGTCTCATCGCTCAGATCCCCGTCCTTCAGATACTCAGCCGTCCAGGTTTCAAGCTGGTCGTTGATCTCGGGCGGGGTTCCTTCCGGCTTTTCGCCTTCGGCCTTGGGGGTTTCGCCTTCCGGCTCAACCTTCACCTCTCCAGGATCTTCGGTAGAAATGACCGGCTTGGAGGGTTCGCCTTCCGGCTTTACCTCCGGCGCGCCGGGGTCTTTACCGTATTCGCCTGAAAGTTTGGCGGCGTCATGCGCTTCGGGATTCACTTCAAAGGTTTCCGTCGCCATCCGACTACTCCTTCAGTTCGATCTCGTGCTGGGCTCCGACAATGCCGGTTCCCGGGCGACGAATCTTTCGGATCAGGGTTGCAACCGTCTTCTCTTTTGAAAGCCGGTCGATCACCGTCCTGGTGTACTGAACGTGGTCGTAAATGGCGCCCGTTCGCGTGTCTTGAGTAACACGCACTACGGGGTGCATCTTGCCTCGGAACTTGCGAGTCCTACCTGACTCGGCAGCGGCTACGTCGCCGACTACTGCCGGGGTCTTGCGACCCTTCTTTTTTCCCTCGACCGACTTCTTGGTGGTCGGCTCACCCGTCAGGGGCGCGCTATCCGTATTGGGGGATTCGCTTGCACCAGTCATTCATTACTTCTCCTATGTGCTATTGAGTCGGCGCTGCTTGAGCGTCGGCTTGAGTACTCGCCACCTGCGAGCTTACTTCCTGGGCGCCAGCCTTGGCGAACTCGGGGGCTCCTGCTTTCAGGAGTTCCGCCATTTGCGCCTGCTGCTGTGCCTGTTGGTCTTCCTGCGCGATTTCTTCGGCCGTCTTGATAAGCCCCTCTTCGGGGATGCCGACGCCGATCGCCGCGCGGTTGATGATCTCTTGAGGCTTGAGCCACCGCCCAATTTCCGGGATGAGAGGCTGGATCTCGCCGACGAGGTGGGAGTAGAACTCGCGATTGCGGTTGAACTCGTGCCCGCGACCGACCGCGGCGAGACCCGTGACGACTACGGCCTTGACCGCGTCCTTCGGCTTCACCGGCTTGAGCAAGCCTTTCTTGATGAGGCGCTGTTCAGTGCGGAGGGCGATCGGGAGTTGAAGCTCTTGGGCGAGAACGGAGTAGATGCCTCCTAGGGCGTCCTCAAGCTCTTCAGCCATCCGGCGGATTTCCTCCGCAGTAACGCGCTCGGCACTTCGTTGAAAGCTGGAGTTCAGGAGGAACGCCGCTGCCAGTTCATTCGAGAGGCGCTGGCTGGTAGACTCCGCCACAACGAAATCGGCCTGCTTGTTCTGCTGGAGCATGGTCACGTCTTCGGGATACCCTAGGAGGGCCTGACCGTTCTCGGCTCGCATGAGCTTCGCGGGGGTGAGGGCGGCGCCGGGGCGGACGAGGGGGACCAGCTTCGCGGCGTTGACCGCCCCGAGCGTGATCGCCTGCTGAAGGCGTTCGAGGGATCGGAGACCGCCTCGAAATTCCTCAATGTATCCGCGGCCGTAGTCTTCGCCGTCGATCGAACTGAAGCGCAGGGGAAGGAAGGGGAGCTTGTCTTTGACGAAGGAACCAGCCTTTCCAGGAATAGGAACGCCCAGAGCCTCTTGCGATACAAAATACCGCTGCTCGCGAAGCTCGATTCGGGTGTAGACGTCAACCGACTTCCGGCCGTCCTTGTCCTTCTCCAGGGTGCCAGGGTTCGTGGGGTCTTCAGGCTGGCCGTTCGCCAGGAGGGCGTCGACGATCTCCTCGGGCAGGGTCTCGCGCGCCATCGGCTCGACGTAGATGATCTCGATCGGGGTGCCGACGAAGTCGCGGCGGACGACGTAGGAATTGAGAGGGAAGACGCGGAGGCCGCCTTCGGGCATGAGGTAGAGAAGGACGTTGCCCGCGACCAGGAGGTGCTTGAAGGCGAGGTCCGTCTTGGTCCTGACGTTCTGAGAGTCTACGTCGTCCATGATGAGGCGCTCGCGGACCGCAAGACCCTTCTCGATCTCGCTACGCTCGGCGTCGCGACGCGAATCCTCCAACTCTTTCTTGACTTCGGGATGGAGCTGGTAGCGCATGAAGGCGCCGGTCGGGGGGAAGAGAGCGAGGTTGAGCTTCGACGCGAGGTTGCGGACGCCGCGCGCCCCGAGAATCTGCCAAGGTTTCGCGAGGTTCTCTGGAGAGCCGTCGTTCGTTTGGGTCGTAATGTCGACCTGTGAAGGAACGATCGAAGGGATGGTCAGCTTGGCCGACTCGTAGGCTTCGTCCAGGAACCATTGGCGGTCCGTGGAGAGGCGAGAGTAGCGGGCCTTGACCAACCCATCCTCAGCTAGAGGGTGCTTGGACATTGGATTTCTCAGCGTTTTCAGGGAGTTACGCGCAGCGCGCGGATGCGCGTCACGCGGCGGGAAGGATTCCCGTCGATACTAGCTCTGAACCCCGGAGCCGGCGCTGCGCGAGGCGCTGCCGATTGAGAGTCCGGGGGTGATGATGAGGGAGTCGCGGCCTGAGGCGAGAGCCTTCTTCTTGCCGCGCCGATCTCTTTCCTTGGCGCTCGCTGCGTCGATCAGCAGCTCGGGCGCCTTCTCTTGAACAGGGGCCGTCGGTAGAATCTTGTTACCGGCGCCGCCGCCTCCTAGACACATGGGATGACCTCCAAAAAAGGAACTTTCTTTGATGGTCCCCGATAGACTTTTCGAGGCGAAACGGCCCCGCCGCCGTCATTCCGAAGAGATAGTCACGGCGGACGAGGCATCTCCCAAGAGGCGAAACGGCTTGACGCGGACCAGCGAGGCGACCTTGAGCTGCTTGACGCGGATGCCCCACGGGCCGAGGATTCGGCGGATCTTGTCGAGGGCGGAGTTGCATAGGAAGTCGCCCAGCTCGTCGAAGCTCAACTTCAGCCCCACCTCGACGACTTCCGAACACAGGGTCGTCATCACAGAGTCGTCGTAGTCCTGGATCGAGCGGTACATCTTCGAGAGGTCAGAAACCTCGTAGTGGGCAGCGAGACGGACACTGACCGCAACCCCGTCGGCGGACATAAAGTCCAGCCGGGGAGTGATCTGAACGTCGCGAACGGTGTTCTCAGTGTAGAACTCGTAGACGAACGGAAGGATCAGGTGGAAGCCGGAGCCGAAGACCCCATTCTCGACCGTGGCCGTCTTGACGATCTTTCCGGCGCGGGTGACGACGCCTTGCTGCCACTCGTTCACGCGGTGGATCGGCCAGAACTCGGTCAGCATGTTCACGAGCTGCTGAAGTAGGTCTCCGAGAGTCATTGGTTCTCAACCTTTCGTCGAGCGTACTCGGCGGTGGCCTTCTCGATATAGTCTTTAAGGCCCTCAACCTTTCGTCGAACGTACTCGGCGGTGGCCTTCTCGATATCGTCTTTAAGGCCGGTTAGTCTTTCGATTTCTAGGTTGGCGTTCTCGATCACGTCCACGACCGACTTCTTGACGGGTTCGGAAACTACGCAAACGCCTCGCGATTTGTCATTCATCGGCTTTTCTCAATCATCTCCGTCAAAGTCTCTTCCTGCTCGTCCATCTCTTCGTTAGCAAGAGCTAGACAGTGACTAAACGAGGCGGAAAAGACTCGTTTGATTTGTCCGCTGCTCCGGTCAGCGTACTTAATCTCGACGAGGTTGTCGGTCTTGTTGATCTCCGCCAGAACTTCTGCCGGGACAATGCGGTTCGGGGCCACAGTCGCGAGGTGATCGACAGGCGTCAAACCATAGAACAAATGACGGTTGATCGACAGCTCCATCCAACCGTTGTCGCACCGATTCATGAAGCGAACGTACTCGTCCACGAACTCAATCTTGACCTGGTCTGTTACGTGAAGTGACACGGGTCTTTCTCCTCGTCTTCTTCGCCGGAGGCTTCCACAGCCTCGGGCGCTTGGTTTTGAAGTTGTAATCCTCCGCACGGAGAATTCGGGCACACCTTGCTTGAACGATTGCGTCCTTTGCGGTCAAGCCCTTTCGCGCGTACTCGTCGATGATCGCCTCCCACGCGCCTACGTTGTCGAAGCCTACGTCAGTTACGAACGTCTCCAGCACGCGGGGCGCCTTCACCTTCCCGATGCCCGGCACCCCCGGATAGCCGTCAGTCGAATCGCCCGTCAAGATCTGACAGTAGAAAGCGAAGTCGGCCTCCACTTCGGTGATGGTCTGAACTCCCAACTCGGGAGCCCACCAGTTGTAGAGAGAGCACGGAAACGTCCGCATGTCCTTGTCGATCGAGCAGACAACGCGGGGGCCCTCAAGACCTTTGATTTTTGCGGTCGCCACGATCCCGAGAACGTCGTCAGCTTCGAGGTAGGGACGCTGCATGGTCGGGTACTTCTCGCGGACGTATTCCTTGCACGGGTCGAGCAGCAGCGGCTTCACCTTGCCGATTCGGTTGCGCTTGTAGGCGGGGTAGACGTCCTTTCGGAAGTTGGCGGTGTCATCGGTGAAGACGAGCAGCGCCTTGGTCGCGCCCACCTCCCGCTTGATGTCGTGGATCAGGGCGTCGATCAGACGCTCAGCCGCCGCGGCGTCTGCCCACGAGACGACTTCGCCGTTGCCCCAGTCAACCTTTTCTTGAGCCCTCGTCACGGCTTGATAGACTACAATGTCTCCGTCGATCAGTGCTCGCATTTAGAAGTCCTTCTTAGGCCAGCATGACATTGTTACGAGCGCCGCCCCTACAGCGAACAGAGCGCCTGCCAACCCGAGCGCCAGAGCAGCGCCAAAGCAAGACAGAGTTGCGCCTAATGTCCAAAGTATCAACCTGTCAGTCACCGTCACGTCTCCTAATTAGTGTGTCTCTGCCCACGTCGTACCGACCTTGTAGTTGCCCCGTAGAGGAAGCCTCATCCCGAGACTCTCTCCCGCGTCGGCGATTGCTTTCGTGAGGGTCTTCCCGACCATCTCGGCGAGTGCCGAGTGGCACGCCCATTGAAACTCGTCATGGACCCACAGCACAGGAAACGCCGAGCCGATCTCAATCAAAACGGCCGACTCGCGCCACGCTTGATCGTAGGCCCTCTTCATTATGATGGCTTC